GCAACTCATACAACTTGAACTTGCCTTTCACCAGCACGACCGAACGCGGTGAGGTGGGCACTGTCTCGCTGTACCTGCTGTCGCCACCGGCTGGGGCCACTCCACTGCCCCCCGTTCACGTCACGGTACTGTACCACCTGGAGGACATCGTTCTGGGTGTGCCAACGGACAACACTGTGACGCGGACCGACGCCCTGTACATGTGGGAGGAGCAAGCCTGGCAGTTTCAAGCAGGCCCTGGGAAGTATCAACCATGGGCTCAAGGCCAACAACAAGTCAAACATGCCACTTCGAAAGACGCAGAAGCCCCGTCTAATGTTGAGTACCAGTTTGGCGACAACGAGACGCAACCCCAGTCGGATGCCGTGGTGCTGCCCAATCAGGAGGAACAAACTCAACTGGACGAGGCCGTGCTCCCGGTAGGTGAGCCAGTCGTCGAGAAAGAGGTGAGCCACTTCAGGTTCAGCACACTGCTCAACAAGGTGGCCAACGTGGCGGGTTTTATTGGTTCCAAGATCCCCGCCATTGCCGAGTATGCTGCCATTGGTTCGGTTGCAGCTTCTAGCGCGGCCTATCTTCTCGAGCACTTCGGCTGGTCGCGGCCCGAGGACCACACTTCTCAGATGATCATGATCGACACACCGTTTCGCTACAACTACACGGGCAACGGCATTGACTCCTCGGCCGTATTGGGTATGGATACAGACAACCACGTGGGCTCGTTGTTCAACGCTGAGCCTGGCTGCTCTGACCCTATGGCACTGGCGACCATTGCGGCAATTCCGTGCGTCGTCCAACGGTTCCTGCTCAACACCAGCGACGCAGTTGGGTCCCGTCCATTTGTTTGCTCTGTGGCGCCGGTGTCAGGGCCCAGTTTCGGATCGCTCATGCAGGAGGAGTATGTGTCTTCATTTGGGATTTGCCGTAGATTGAGTCCATGCGGCCAAGTGGCGTCTTACTTTGAATACTGGCACGGCACCATGTGCTACAAGCTCACGGCCGTGGGCACCAAGTTCCATCAAGGGAGGCTGATGATCTCCCACAGGCCTTTCGCACCGACCGGCACGCCTGGCTATCTCAATGCAATGTCAAAGACCAA